AATTATATAGACAGTATAGATTTAGAGGCTTTATTTAGAGGCTTTAAATAAAATAGTAGAGTCTATAACTGAATATCTGGATTTAATATATTAATATTATATATATTACAATGACAGAGAACAACGACAGAAAACAACGACAGAAACCATCCGAAAGATTTATAAAACACGGATGGCTAGAACATAGTGAAGAATATCATCCAGATATTCATAACGCATGGGCAACAACAATGGAAGAGAGAAATCACAATAATGCAACAACTCCTACAACTACTTATTATTCGACTGAAGAAATGGATAAAATGAGAAAAGATTAAACCTGCAGAATGTCCTATATGTACTGAAAATATTTCTGAGCAAGATATTAAAGAAAATAATTGTAAGTGTTGCACAAATGGTCATAAATTCCATAGTATATGTTATTCTAATCAACCACGCGAAACAACTACCTGTCCACTTTGTTCTACGAATGCGAATGTAGAAATTAAGTTATGTAGTAATATAAATGATATATTTTCTGGTGGGGATAATTCAAAAAAAGGAGGGAAATCAACAAAAGGAGGGAAATCAACAAAAGGAGGGAAATCAACAAAAGGAGGGAAATCAAGAAAAGGAGGGAAATCAAGAAAAGGAGGGAAATCAAGAAAAGGGAAAAACGCAAGAAAAAATAGCAGAAAAACAAACCGTCGTTAATTTATATTTTTTTATAAATTTATATTTTTTTATAAATTTATATTTTTTTATAAATTTATATTTTTTTAATACAATTCCAAAAACCATCTAGAAAATTGATGATAAATACCTCCAGTATCGAAATAGTATAACATGCCGTCATTATCAAAAAAAACACGCACTATGAACGATACTCCAAAAGCAGAATCATTGTTGGAAAAGGTTTCCAAATCAATAGTGGAAGTCGCAATCGCGGAAGAATCAATCGCGGAAAAAGTCGCAATAGAAAAAGAAAAGATTCCTGGTTTAGAGGCAGGAATATTGTCCCATTTGGAAAATTATCAAGAGGATGCATTCAAGATCATCGAGTCCTATTTTGAAGGACAGCATCTCGACCGTCTCGTCCGTCATCAGATCGAATCCTATAACCATTTCGTCAATCACCAGATTCAGAAAACGATTGAAATGTTCAATCCCATGGTGATTCGATCAGAGACCGATTATGTCGAAGAACATGACAAATACATGTTGGAGATCCGCGTATTTTTCGAAAATTTCAAAATGTATCCGCCGCAAATCCACGAAAACAACGGTGCGACCAAGATGATGCTCCCACAGGAAGCCAAGCTGCGCAATTTCACTTATGCATGCACCATGACCGTCGATTTGCGCATCGAATACGTGATTCGAAACACGGAATCCATGGATACACCGCGCACAATCCACAAATTCCTGCCGAAAATCAACATCGGGAAAATGCCGATTATGTTGAAATCCGCAATCTGCGTATTGACCCAGAACAAACACATCCATCCCATTCATACAGGGGAATGCACCATGGATTGCGGCGGCTATTTCATCATCAAAGGATCGGAGAAAACGGTGTTGGGACAAGAAAGGGCGGCCGAGAATCGCATCTACTGTTTCGACGGCAAAAACACGACGAAATGGAGCTGGTTCGCCGAAATCAAGTCGGTCCCCGATTACAAATGCATTTCGCCCAAACAAATAGAAATGATGATTGCGTCGAAAAACAACGGGTTCGGATACGGCCTCTTCATCACTATACCGCGCATCAAACAGCCGATCGAACTGTTCGTCCTATTCCGCGCACTTGGCGTCATGACGGACCGCGAAATCTGCGAATATATCGTGTTGGACATCTCCGACGAAAAAACACAGCAAGTTCTCAAATTCCTACAGGCGTCCATAATTGATGCGAACAAGTACATGTCGCAGGAAGATGCAATGAGACACATCACGGCATCGGCTGCATACATGCCGATGAATATGGACAAGGAAACTGGCGCCAAGAAGAAACGCGAATTTGCGCAGGAGGTCCTGAACACGGATTTATTTCCTCACTGTAGGACAGTTCCACAGAAATTGGTGCTCATTGGGTATATGGCGTCGAAACTGATTCAGACTTCGTTTGGCTGGCTTCCAACCGATGATCGCGATTCGTATATCAATAAGCGCATCGATTTGACGGGGACTTTGCTGAACAATTTGTTTCGCAACTATTTCAACAAACTGGTCAAAGAAATGCAGAAAATGGTGGTGCGCGAAATCAAGAACGGGTCATGGAGGTCATCGGAGGATTACGACAACATTATCAATTTGACGAATATTTACAAGATGATGAAATCGACGACGATTGAAAACGGGATCAATCGCGCATTGGCGACGGGCGATTTCAGTATCAAACAGTCGAATTCGAGCAAAGTGGGTGTGGCGCAAGTATTGAACCGTCTGACTTATGCGGCATCGCTCAGTCATTCCAGGCGAATCAATACGCCGCTGGAAAAGAGCGGCGAGCTCATTGCACCGCGCAAACTGCACAATACGACGTGGGGGTTCCTGTGTCTAACCGGAGATACTGAGGTTTTACTCTCAGACAGAATAACTATTAAAAAAATAAAAGATATGAAGGATGGAGATTATGTAACAACCGTGAATCCCGAAACTCTTTGCGAAGAACCTTCTGATATTCATTCATTCTTTCAAAAAATGCCGGACAAATTGTTTGAAATTACTACTATAAGTGGAAGAAAAATAAAAGCAACTGCGAATCATCCCTTCTTGATAAATACTGGAAATGGAAACAAATGGGTGAATCTTGAAGATCTAAAACAAGATGATAAAATGTACATTCGCGAATCAGATGGAAAATATAATACAGATCCATGTTTGAAAATCACCGAAATCGAACCTGAATATGTATATGATTTTACGACACGAATCGATAATCACTCATTCATTGCATCTTCATTTGTAACCCATAATTGCTTTGCCGAGACACCCGAGGGCCAGTCGATCGGCGTCGTCAAAAACATCAGTTACATGGCGCACATCACGATTCCGACGAATAGCGCGGCCCTCTATGAATACGTCGCCCCCTTTATCACCAAAGTCGAATCGATTGAATCCCCCAAAGATTTGTATCAAAAGGTCAAAGTATTTGTCAATGGCGCATGGATCGGTATTACCGAGAGACCGACAGAATTGTACGAAAATATGAAACACAAGAAATATTGCGGCATCATCAACATATACACGTCCATCGTATTCGACTACAAACTACTCGAGATCCGCATCTGCAATGATTGCGGCCGATTAACGAGACCCCTGTTGAAAGTCCGCGACAACAAAGCACTCATCACTGCCGAGATCATCGCACGCTTAGAAAACAAAGAACTCGGCTGGAATGATTTACTGACGAATTGCCGCATCGAAGAATCCGTGTTGGAGTACATTGATCCAGAGGAACAGAATTTGGCCATGATTGCGATGAAAACCAAAGAAAAAGACAAAGACCAATATGATATGAATGATATTACAGCAAAAACCCTGTTGGAAAAATACAAATACACCCATTGCGAGATCCATCCGTCTACCATTCTCGGCGTACTTGCCTCCTGTATTCCTTTCCCGGAAAATAACCAGGCTCCCAGAAATACGTATCAAACAGCAATGGGAAAACAGGCGATTGGCGTCTATGCTACGAATTACGACCAGCGTATGGACAAGACGGCCTATGTACTCAATTATCCGTCGCGCCCGCTAGTCGACACACGTCTCATGAATATTATCCAACTGAACAAAATTCCGTCGGGATGTCAAATACACGTGGCGATCATGTCTCATACAGGGTATAATCAGGAGGACAGTGTGTTGGTAAACAAGGGCTCGATTGACCGCGGCCTCTTCCTCGCGACCATTTATCACACAGAAAAAGACGAAGACAAGAATATTATTCGCGACGAAATTATCCGATGCAATCCGGACAAGACCAAGACGAAAGGCATCAAATTCGGCAATTACGACAAATTGACGCCGCACGGATTCATGGAAGAGAATGCGCTCGTCGAGAACCGCGACGTCATTATTGCGAAAATCATTCCGATCAAGGAGAACCGCAACGATCCGACGAAAACCGTCAAATTCGAAGATCAGAGCAAGACGTTTCGCACCACGGAAGAGACGTATATCGACAAGAACTACACGGGGAGGAATGGCGACGGCTACAATTTCGCCAAGGTCCGCACTAGGACACTGCGCAAACCCGTGTTGGGGGATAAAATGAGTTCGCGACACGGTCAAAAAGGCACTGTAGGCAACATCATTCCCGAATGCGACATGCCCTTCACAAAAGACGGGTTGCGCCCCGACGTCATTATTAATCCACATGCGATTCCGTCGCGCATGACGATCGCCCAGCTGAAAGAGACGTTGCTAGGCAAGGTCCTGTTGGAGTTGGGGTTGTTTGGTGATGGAACGAGTTTCGGAGATATGGATGTCAAGACGATTTCGGAAGAATTGCAGAAAATAGGATACGAAAGTTATGGCAACGAGGTCATGTACAATGGTCTTACAGGGGAACAATTGGGCGTGAATATCTTCATTGGTCCAGTCTATTACCAACGTCTGAAACATATGGTGAATGACAAACAGCATAGCAGATCGATTGGTCCGATGGTGAACTTGACGCGTCAGCCGGCGGAAGGGAGATCGCGCGACGGTGGATTCCGTATTGGCGAGATGGAACGCGATGTTATGATTGCGCACGGGATGTCGCGGTTCTGTCGCGAGAGGTTGTACGATGTATCGGATAAATATAGCGTACATGTTTGCAAGAAATGCGGAATGATTGCTTCTTTCAATGATGGGGATAAACGGGCGCAACATCATAAGACGATGGATTTCAAGATTCACAAATGCAATACGTGCGATAATATGACGGATTTCGCCAAAGTGGATGTGCCGTATGCATACAAACTCATGTCGCAGGAATTACAGGCGATCAATGTGGTTCCGCGAATCATAACCGAATAGTGTGGACAGATGAATAACATCATTAACCGAATAGTGTGGACAGATGAATAACACATCATTAACCGAATAGTGGACAGATGAATAACACATCATTAATCCTTTATTGGAAATCGACCGAATCGGTCAATTGTATTGTTTAGCGCAAGTAAAAGGTTAAGTTAAGAAAATAATAAAACAAAGTTTAATTATTATATTTTTTTATATATATCAGTACAATGTCAATTGAAATTACGTCTCATACAACTCGTAATATCGAGCGTGTTAAAAATGAAAAAATTTATTTTATAACTGATGATGTTTATGGTATTAGTGTTTATGGTAGTGGTACTTATTCAAATATGACACCAAGCCCTTCAGCAGGTCCTGATGTAATAGTAACAGAATTAGAATTAAAAAATGTAGAAATTTTAACACCTGATGGATCACTACATAGTAGTCAACCATCTATTACATTACATTTGCCTGAAACACAAATATATAAAAATGGATTACCAACAGTGACTCCTACAGTAGAACAACTTGAACTTGAAGCACGTCTAAAACAACTTAGAGAACCTAGGCCAACAGTGACTCCTACAGTAGAACAACTTGAACTTGAAGCACGTCTTAGAGAACATAGGTCGTTTAGAGAACATAGGTCGTTTAGAGGTGGTAAAAGAAAATCAAGAAAATCAAGAAAATCTAAAAAATCAAGAAAATCAAGAAAAACAAATAAATCTTTAATTGGACAATAATTCATAGATTTTAGTGACCCTTCATGGTGACTCCTATGGTTGGTCTTATTTTCATGTAAAGAGGTATTGTATAGCGCTTATGCACAAAAACGCTCATCCACGGGTTCTCTACATTTACCTGTAGGAGGAGGAGTAGGAATGGATGGTAGAGGCGGTATTCTTTTGATAGACGGATCTATTACTTTTGTTGGCTTTGAGCAACATGCTGCCGAGCGAAATAAATGCATACTATATATTACACCGACCAAAAAGCGTTTTATTTTTTTCTATTTCTTTTTTTCATCGTTTTTTGTTTTTTGTTTTGTTGTCTGTTTCTCTTTCTTTTGTTTCTTTCGATACGAAACCCTCCCCAATGATGTTTCGTTGTTTTGGTTGCTCGAACCATGGGAACAGGTCCTTTCCGTTGTTTCGGCATGTATTTGGAAGTAGAATGACAAGAATAATCCAACAGTTGAATATAACATGGTTTTCCAATCAAGGTTTTCGCTAAATAAATCAACGTGCTCAATTTGATATTTGTGATTTTTTTGTGGTCGTCTTGTAGGGTCAGCTGCCAATGATCCAATGCTATAAAAAACTGTTCGCGAATTTGTTCTGTTTTTTCTTCCTTTTCTTTTTTGGAAAAAGAGGAGTTTTCATGCACTCGCATTTCTTCTTCAATATAGATGGTTTGGTTTGGAAAAGGGGTGGACAAATCGTCTAGGTTTGGTACTTGTGTTTGGAAAATAGATGCTAGTTTATGTAAATCTTTCACTGACATGAAATTGATGGGTTTTTCTTTTGGATTGAGTGGATAGACTAGTTTTTTATTTTGGTGTATGGACAACAAATAAATTCCTTGTAAATAAATGGATGGGTCCAATATATCCATCCATCCGGATTCGCCAACTGTGGTCAAACTTTTGTCAAAATTCACATTGTCCAACAAAATGCCCGTTTTCGAAGATTGAAAAATATCGTATAATGTGGACTTTATATCTTTCGCGAAATATTTCTGCAATTCGCCGACTAAAAAAAGTTCTTCTGCAAGATTGGATTGATAATCCAAATAATCTCCTGCTTTACAAAACAATCGCACATTTTCAAAAATAGCACTGGTTTCATCATCCAACTCAAATGAAATGACACTTCCGTGAGTTTGAATCAAAATCGTAATAATCAATAAATCGTCGGTTTCCATGGGAATGCTGTTATTTGAAATTCTGTCAATGTTATATTATAGGTTTATTTATTTCCAACAGGGGATTTCATTGAATCGTTCTATTTACTATCGAGAACCAACCTTATTTAGAGGTAGTGGAAGTGGAAAATAATGGGATGCATAATGAAAATGAAATCGAATGAATGTGATTATAATATTTTCATATTATAATTATAATAGTCCCCTGTATGAACTATTACACATATGATGTTGAATATAATCAAAAGGTGGATATAGGCGCGCAATATCATCGAATGATCTCGATTTATTGTCTTGTCAAATATTTGGATTCGAATTTATCCACTTCCAACACGATTACTTATGTACACAATCCTATCTCGCCGGATCCAAGCGGAATTGACCAGTATTTCGGATTGTCGCGATTTCTTCCCGGAAAATACGGAATACCGACAGAATTCAATGATGTTAAAACTGAAAATCGGCCGACTTTCGAAGAATTGCAAGTGTTTTACCAGACAGAGACGAATAAAAATAAGCGGGTCATTTTGGAAATCGGGTTTCCGGAAGATGTCATGAAAAATCATCCGGAAATATACACGCCGACTGTATTGAAAGAACTACAGGGGTATGTGAATACGGCGACTAGTCCAGCCACTCCTGCATTTACCACGAAAACCAATATTGTTGTACATATTGTCGATTTAACAAACCAAGCATATTATCTAGCACTGATTGATATATTGAATAAAATATATGGGCTAGATGATTCGAACATTTGCATAATTGGATTGGAAGCAAAGAAGGGAGAGTTAGATCCGTACCGTGAAAAAAAGAATACGACGGTTCTCCCTAATTTGGATTTTTTGCCAATGTTTCAGTACATGTCTAAATGCGACGTTCTTTTCATGTCTCCGACATCCATGTCCTACTTGGCGGCACTGTATAATTCGGTGGCAAAAGACATTTACTACATGGATTGTATCTATAAGAAATTGGACGAATGGAAGAATTCGACCACAATTACAAAATCAAATACAGGGTCAGTTATACCAGAGGAACAAGAAGGGTTCACATCATATTCCAATGGAGAAGACGCTGAAACCATTTCATATTGGATTGCATTCTTTATGCTGTTGATTACCGTTTTTGTAATTCTCTATTTTGTCGTTATTAATGGCTATTATTCCTTCTCTTGGTCGGGACTTTGCAAATCGATGTTTCGAATTGTGAGAAGATAGATAGATCGATTTCGCGGAATTATTTATTTACTATCTATTCCATATACTGCAAAATTCTTGATTTTTTCGTACATTTTATTGAATATATTTGTATTTTCCTGGCAAATGTCGCAAAATACCATCGAAATCAAGATGCGTTTTTCGCCCGGTAAAATCGGCGTCCCGCGATGTACGATTTCGCTGCCTTTGAAAATCATGAAACTGTTCTCCGGCATATGCATGGAATACTCTTTGTCGCCGATTTTGTATTGAAATGCGCCTGCACTCAGTCCCGTTTTGTCCGCATTTTCATTGACCAGTGTAATCAGACCCACATATCTGTCCCCGTAATAATTGGAATAGTCTTTATGCCAATCGATATGGTCGCCTTCGTTCACATAAATGAGCATGGATTCTGCGTTAGGATCACTCAAAGGTGTGCGCTGTACGGATTTACCGACGATTTCAGAAACAGTGTCAAGCAATGTGTTGGAATAATAGAGTTCGAGAACCCCCGAATAATTGGCGGATTGATGCAATTGAATGAAATTGATGCCATTTCCTTTGCGCATACCGTAATTCATTGAATCGAACGTTTTGTTTTCGAATGAAGTTCTCAGATGTTTAAAAAAATCTGGGTCTAAAATGTCGCGTATAATAAAAATGGAATTTTCTGTTTCTTTTGTGAAATTCGGATTTATCCAAACAGGAAAATCTTGTTTGAGAACTTTGGAATTTTCGTAAATGTTCTCCAAATACGTTTGGGCTTTTATATTGACATCATTTGAGAAGTATAACTGTAGGAAAAATAAAAAGGAAAAAATGATGAGAAATGCTAATATAATTATATTTGTTTTGATCTTAAACATCATAATATAATAGAATATATACTCAAATTTTAATTGAATATATATTTACCAGAACCAGTTTTTTTTTGAACATGATTTCGATTTTTTCATACGCATGGTTGATCGTAGCTTTTTTACACTTTTATTGAATCCTTTTACAAAGCGCTTTTTTAAATTTTTATTTGTAAACTTTCGGCGTCCTCCTTGTTGTTCTTGCTTTTCTTCTTGTTGTTCTTGTCCTCCTTGCTTTTCTTCTTGTTGTTGTTGCTCTTGTCCTTGTCCTTGTTGTTCTTGTCCTTGTTGTTGTTCTTGTTGTTGTTCTCCCCCTTTTTTGTTTTTCATTTTGTACTCCTTGCTGCAATTTGGATCTGAGAGTGCATCGCCATACTTAATTCCGTTTTTTTTCGCATAGTTTTTAACATGTGTGATCCAGTTGGCCATTTCTTTATATAGTACATTTACATATTTATTGAATGCGCTAAAATAATTTGTTCTTCTACAGATAATTTCTGGAAACTGAGACAATCATCAAACGCATATCGCATAAAATGAATATGATTTTTACAAAGTATTTTCACTTGTTTCTCGCCGAATTCGATACGAATTAGAATTCCGCCACTTGTTAATTTCAAGGAATCTTTCCTCATCCATCTCACGCCTTTTCCTGGTTCTAGATCGCACAATTTTTCAATGTATCTATATCCCGCCAATTTCCTACAGGATTCTTCTAAATGCCCGGGGGTCATTCCTTCTAAATCGCTGATTGCGCGAAATATATCCGCGTGAATCATATCGATGGTTTTACCCTCTAAATAGGGGGCGGTCGACAAATTTGCATTTTTTAGAATCGATTCAATATCGAGGTTTGATTCAGATGAAAGAAATCCTAAATTGGTTTGCATGATGATGTATGGTGTTTTTATTTTCTATATGATATATTCTTTATTTTCTGAGAATGACACATTTGATTTTATTTCAAAATACTTGAAAACAAAAGAAGGAATATATTGTTTCAGAAAATCGTAATTCTTGAAAATTAGGCGTAAAATGAAATTGAACAAAATAAAATAGGCACTGTATCGAACTATTTTTCGATCGAATCGGCTAATTTTAGGACTATGACTGCGAAAACGGTAGAGTAAAAATACGATCACAAAAACTTCGATTGCGCTTGAATAATAATCTATAACCGTTTCATTGATAAACGCTACTCTGAAAAAGACGCCAATATATAAAACGTTCAACACAAAACGAGTGAAATCGAACCAAAACGCATTTGCGTTTTTGTTTCTCCAAAAAAAAAGCCAACTGAACATTTTTATTACCTATATTTTTACTATATTTTATCTATATTGCGATTTCCCCAGATAGATTTCAATCACTCTCGCCTATCAAAATTCGATCCAAAGTGTCGTTTATCTCCTCAAATCGCGTGATATTGTCTAGATCCGTACGCTCGACCAGTTTCAAACGTTTCTCCATCAAGCCCATCTTTTGGCGAAGCCGTTCATTCTCGGTTCTCAGTTCAGATATGTCTGCGTCATAGAATTTCCACATTTCCTGTAATTTAGCACTCAACTGATCAAACACAGACGAACTGAGTCTGTCTTCTCTAGGTTTCGGAATCGCACACAGATTGATGCAACACTTCAGTACATACTTTTTTTTATACGATTCATCCGATACGGGATTATTTCTTTTAACAATATACTCCACATCAAAAGGTTGTGGATGTTGTTGCTCAATGTTTGCCGCAAGATATGTATCCTCGGCCCATTCCAAGAAATGGACAAACATCATTCGGCCAATTTTCTTTCCGTCCTTCATCTTGTTGACGATTTCTATACGATCGATTCTACCGTGTTCAGAGAAGAATTTTAACGCATCATCTTCGGTCATTTCATGAGGGATCCATTTGACGAAAATACTGCTAAAATTGGATTGTCCTGCCATTTGATCTTCTCTAATGCTTGTATTGGATTGTATAGTGTTCTGGATGTATATTACAATATACATCAATTTTTTCGCAAAAAAATGGCGTAAAGAAAAATCGCCAAAACTAATAAATGAAACTCCAACAGTATATATTGACCGAGAAGTTGTCCGCCGGATCATTCGGACAATTGTTTAAAGGGCATCACGAAAAAACGGGAGAACTGGTCGCCGTTAAAATCGAAGAAACGCGCATAAAAACACTCCAACATGAAGCAACCATTCTGCACTATTTGCAGAAAAACAAGGTTCGCAATATACCTCTTATTTATTGGTACGGGGAAATTGCGGAGATCTGCGTGCGTACCATCATCATGCCCTTTTATGAATATCCCCTGTTGGAGTATATAGAAAAAAATGGGCAAAATGTGCAACATGGGCGGCAACAAAAGATGAATCAATGGATGATGGAAACCATCGATATTTTGAAAGAGGTCCACGTAACCTGGGTACTACATCGCGATATAAAACCACAGAATTTCATGATACATCGCGGAAAAACCATATTGATCGATTTTGGTCTCGCTGTATTCCATGACACCAATCAAGAGAATATACCGAGAACCCAATTGATAGGCACACCTAATTATGCGAGTATACGCTTACACGAAGGAAATCAATACTGTTGGAGAGACGACTTGATTTCGCTAGGTTACGTATATTTGTATCTTTTGGAAAAGGTTTTGGCTATTTATGAAAGATGGCCGAACATAAAGAGAACTCCGGAGAAAGAAACGTCCACCGAGATCAATGATCCTTACAATCAATCCCTGTTGGAGAAGAAACAATTGGGCGTATTATTGGGCCATTGCGGAGAAAATATCCCACTCTGCAAATATTTCAAATATGTATATTCATTGAAATATGGGCAAATACCTAATTATGATGGAATGAAAAAAGTCTTTGCATAGTGTTTTTTGCATAGTGTTTTTTGCATAGTCTTCCTCTTTTTTTTATTTTTATCATCTTTTATATCTATCCAGTATTCCTCATCGAATTTATTTTTTAGCGCATTCAATCATCACGCGTGTCATATCAACTATCTTATAGTTAAGTTGCTCAATTTTCTTGAGGATGTAATCGGTTGACTTTTCGAAATTTAGTTCGGCCTCTACAACACGTTGGTTCGTCTCCATCAATCTATCCGTCAACTCCTCTTTGATATTCTTCATCATTTCAATCAATTGCGAAACAGACTTCTCATTGTGTTCAGTATCAGGAACATGTAGTCCGCAGAATATAACATTGGTGTTCACGACTATCGGGTATGGGTCAGGATGACACCTGGCGATATTGTCAGCAAGATCGTACTGGCGAATATTGGTAAACTTGATAATGGCCGTTCTATCCTGTTGGATCAACTCAATGGTGTCAATCCAGCCATATTCGCAGAATAAATCGCGCAGAAAATGTTCGTCCATGTCATTGGGAATGTCCTTCACGTACACCATCTGGTCGTGCGAATACTTCCACCTTTCAAATTGCTCTTGTACTTGTTCTGGGTTTCCATTTATCAATAAATGATATTTCACGTCGTAATCATCCGGATCTGACATAGAAACGGATCTCTTTAGTAGTTGTGGTTGGGACATGGGTTTGGGTTTTTGGGTCTGATTTGGAAGGGGGATATGCAAATCATTTATTATAAAAAAATGTATCAATTTTTATACATTTTTTTCTACACCATAGACTAGGTCAGGCGCCTTTTAAAAAATCGCCTTTGCCATAGACTAGGTCAGGCGCCTTTTAAAAAATCGCCTTTGCCATAGACTAGGTCAGGCGCAAGAACATCGCCTTTGCCATTTCATTCTTCTTTTCATACTCCATACTCCGCAGATTCGCGGCATGTTGCCGCTCCGCCGCCCTCTTTTTCATCGCCTCTTCTTGCTCCCGTATCATACGCAGCGCTTCCGTCTCTTCCATTGGATTATTTTGCTGTCCACGTTCTCTCGTTAAATGATCCACTGATGTATACTGTTGGACATTCGCAAGATCTTGCTCGCTCACTGCAAATACGGTCTGATCCCGATGCACTTTCCGCAAATCTTCGAATTTCAATTTGCTAAATGGGTCCGATGTAATATATTCATTCGGATCCTCTTCTTCTTCATCGAAATACCTGTTGGTATTCGCAGCCGATGCACTCAATTCTTGTACGCCTTTGTATTGGATCATCGCACTTTGTCTCACTGTGGTTTTAATAGTGTCCATCGCCTGGCCGATGTTTTTGGAAGAACCGGGCGCGTCGAAAGTATATAGCGGATCATTGTGTTGGAACCATTCATTCCGTTGATTCTCCGGTTTTCGCACCATGTTCTCTTCAAAGAATTGGTGGAATTGTTTCGAGAACTCTTTTTGTTTGGCGTCGTCTTTCATTTTCATATTGGCTTGTTTCCGGAAAAATGCGTCGGCATGTTCATCACGACTTGATTCAGGCGGTACATAGACCTGTTCTGTTTTTGGCACCTCTTTCGTGGTTTTCTGGTTCTCTTGGAAATACTGGACGAGAACATCAAACGCTTTTTTGTAAAACAGGAAATATTCGGAAGGCAGTCGCGATTTGTCTGGGTGCATTCGGAGAACTTTGGTTTTAGCACGTTTGAGTCCTTCTATGTCGAAATCGTAGGAGAGTTCGAATAAGGCCAAGATCTCTTTGAAAGAATACATGGCAATATTGAGGTTGTGCGTTTGTTTATTCACCGAACATTGTCGCATTGGGTCGTTTGGTTTCTTATATAACCAAACGAACAATTTATAGACCATTTGCACGATTCCACTCTTCTTGTTGAGCTGGTGTAAATAGACCATTTGCATGATTCCACTCTTCTTGTTGAGCTGGTGTAAGATTTCCAAGATGTCGTTCCAACCACGCGTATCGTTCAGGGGAAATCATTCCATGTTCGTCCCAAAAACTGCCATTTTCAGGCGGAAGAGAAACTCTCGCAGGGACATATTTTTCAACACATTGTTCGATTTTCTCAATATCAGATGGTTGGAATGGAATCCGCATTGGATCCTTTACTTTCCATTCATTTGTATCATTTCCAGCTGCATAATATTTTGCAATTGCTCTCGCAGAATAACATTTACCTGCAGCAGTTTGAATGCCAGGATTTCGTTTACTCAATTTTTCTCCACTTATAATACATTCTTGATTATTACATCGTTCATCATGCGCACATTTTTCTGCAGATGCGGATCTTGTTCTCGCTCTTCTTTGAATTGTCCTCGCTCTCGCTCTTTGGGCTCTTGTTCTATTGTGTCTTTGTCGAAGAGTTTGTATACGTGTACTTTGACGAACAGTTCTAGTTCTAGTTCTAGTTCTAGTTCGTCTTTGTCGAAGAACAGGTGTTGGCATTATTTATATAAAATACAAAATATATAAATAATATTTCAATACTATGTATAGAATGATATTTACTCCGTCACAATCTGCTAAATCAAATAATCCTCCTCCAGTTACAGCTACAGCTACAGCTCCAACAAATCAATCCAACACCAACACCAACACAACCAAATCAACTCCAACAGGAGAAATCAATCAAATCATCACCGAATTATCGAAAGCCGCATTTGCAGAAGAATTACAGAAGAATGAACGGGCCATTCTCATCAAATTCGGCGCGGAATGGTGCGGGCCATGCAAACAGATCGATCCCCTTGTTCACCTGCTCATGCGCCAAATGCCGTCAGACATCAAATGCTACGTGTTGGACATTGACGACGAAGCCTCTTTCGATTTGTACGCCTTTCTAAAAAGCAAACGCATGGTGAATGGCGTCCCGGTTTTACTCTGTTATAAAAAAGGGAATTTATCGTGGGTGCCGAGCGATGTCATTGTTGGCGCAAATCCAGAACACGTGAAAGCCTTTTTTGAACGAGCTTTGCTATAAGCGAAATATAATGTATAAAGTATT